CGGAAGATTTTGGCGAGCCACATCGATCAACAAAGAGAAGTTAATCAACAACATGTTCTCGTCAAAAGAGTCTCAAGAATTGTTTGAGATTCCAGCACATGTAATGACTCAACTGACTCCGAGATTCAAGCTCTACAAAGTACTTAATGATAAATCGGGTAAATTAAAAAGAACAGAGTTTACTTTTCCAATGCACACCGACTTGACGAGGAAGAAAAACTTCACAACTAATCAGTCTCTCCGACCAGAAACTAAAGTCGAACCAGTACAATCTTTCTTAGACGCGAATTTCGATAAAGGAGATGGAGTCGGTCTTAAAAGTTTTACTTTGGATTTTAACGGCACTAACCCTGCTGAGGCCAGGAATGATGTTAAAGGATCGATGACTTTATTTTTCCAAAGCTTTGCAGATTTCGTTAGAGAAAGAATTGATAACAATGGAAACAAATTTAGCTTTGTAGACTTAATAGTGCAACCTGCGCCTGATGATGATAATGGAAAAACTGTTCAAGGTGTATCTAGGCACTCCAATAGACAGTATGACGCCTCATTCTACAGGATCATGGTAGAGATCGGATATAATGTTCCAGAAAAATTGGAAGGCTATGATGATGGTTTGACAAAAGTTCAAAACGCTATTAAAAATACGAACAAGTCTTTCTATCTCTGCATGATAGATCACAGTTTCAACATTAAAAATGATGGAACAGTCGAGGTTAGTCTCACATACAGAGCATATATTGAAACTGCATTAAAAAGTTTAAGATTTGACGCTTTAACGACCCCAGAGTTAGCTAAACAAAGAGAAGATAACGAAACAAAGATGGCGGAGATGACCGATGCTGGTTGTACTGATGAACAATTAGAGGATTTAAAAGTTCTCATATCTTCTTTAGAGGAACAAATAGTCAAAAATTCATTGAACTCTATCATGAAACGACTTCACAAAAGAGGGAGGGTGTTTACATGCGAAATAGATCCAAGCGACAGAAGACAATTTCTAACTAATGGTTTTTTCCGAAAATGCGACATTGTTTCGGGTGTTAGACTTGATGAAGGTGCTAGCGGCAATACTGGTGATCTAGGTATCGTACTAAATACTAAACTTCCCGATAAGAGCACAGGCTTTGATTTTAATGATTCAGACAAAAATGACACGTTAATTCAATTCTTCTTCTTTGGAGATCTATTGTATACAATTTTGGACGCTCTCTATATCGAAGAGGGTAAAAAGTTAGCCAGAGGACTAAAGAACACAATGATAGTCCTTGGGTCCTTCTATTTCAAAGTGTTCCAAAGAGAACAGGGAATAGGAGAGACCAGTTTCAATATATCGCAGATACCAATCTCTGTTGAATTTTTTTCGAGGTGGTTTGTTGATAATGTTATTAATCAAAAATCAACCAGAAGATCCTTTCCAATATTAAACTTCATAAGATCCTTAACTAACGCTCTCACATCAAATGCATTATTGGAGTCATGTGTCAACAGGGAAGTAGACGACAGGCTAATGTTTCAAACAACTCAAATTTCGTCATATTCTTCGAGGGGCAATGATGTTGTGGGAGATTTAATAAATAACAACCCCGGTATGGCGATATTAAACTCAGACTATTGGAGGTTGTCGAATTATCTCCCACTAGAAGGGAGTCCACAAGGGGACTCCAAGATTGAAAACTTTTTTCATTACATCGTATTGAACGCGAATGGATCAACCAAGACGCACAAAGGTACCGGAAACTACAATGAAGACATCGGTTCTGGGGTTTTTCATATGGAGATTGGTTCAAACAGGGGGATGGTCAAGAACATAAGTTTTTCAAAAACAGATTTGCAATTTGTTAGAGAAGCAAGATTCATGAGAAATGGTATCGATGGTCTTCAGCAGTTATCTTCCGTATACTCTGTATCAATAGATATGTTTGGAAATACACTATTTTATCCGGGCATGGATTTATGGCTAAACCCATATGGCTTTGGAGGTACTGCTCTCGGTAATCCTACAGATGGAAAAGATGGGAAGCGATCTCTAGCCAACACTCTGGGCTTGGGAGGGTATCACACCATAACAGGTGTGTCTACCAATTTAACGCCTCAAGCTTTTTCCACCAATATAAAAGCTCAACACTATTATTCCGGAGATAAAAAACCAATTAATGCCGTTGGTAAACTCTCCAATCCTAAAGATAAATCAATAGAAGAGACGACAGGTGAGCCTTCAACAAATACTAAGCAATTTTGTGACTCAGAAATCACTAGAATTCAAAATATCGGGCGAGACGGTGGAATCGATCTTGCTTCTCTTGGTATGAAAGTAGAAAGCCCTGAGTCTGAACCTGTTACTCAAGAAAACGAACAGGCTATACAGGCTATTCAAGAACCCATTATTGAAAGCACAAGAGAAGGTCCGGGCACTCGTGTTATCGATGGCGTTGAGGTGGAGGGTTTCTATGAGACAGACGCTGATGGTAATGATATTTTTACATACAGTGACGGCGAGTCCAGTTATGTAATACAGCTAGGGAGTTAAAAGAAAAGATGCCTAAATTCAATGGAAACAACAGTTCAAAGACAATTAAGACTGCTTTTGAAAGAGCCAATTATAAACTGAATGGATTTAATGAATCAGAGATTCAAGTCGTTGATTTCAACTTCGCCGAGAAAACATTCTATGGAAGAGTGAATCGTCAACTCGATCCCGTGATTCCAAATCAAGAATTCATACGGAACTTTCACAATCAAGACTTTCGTATTGTGAATTTTGTCGGAGACCAATTTAAAGAAATGTATGTGAGATACCAAACTGCCCTTGGCCTTAGTTTGATTGATGCAGAGGACGCAAACCTATCAGAATTAAGTGTGATACGGGGCTGGGAAGATCCCGTTGGTCAATATTCTGGCTTTATGTCTCTATTTATGGACTCTTTCCTTGAGGAAATAATGATTCAAAACGAAAAGAAAATTAGCTCATTCGAGTCGTTTCTTAAAGTTTTTGAAGCACACATCCTAGATAACGACATATCTTCAAAAATCACACTTTCAGGCTTCATGAAGTCCAGACAGTCTTCTATCTTCAATACAGGCTTAGCGTTGCAACTAGCTCCTGTCGGATTTGCAAATGATTCTGCTAAAGAGAACGCTATCCTTAACTCTCCGAACTATGCTTTCTTTATCAATATGGCCAAACAATTTGGATTTTCTGTCAATCTCCAAAATCCCAGCGTTCTGGTGTCTGACTTGGCTCATCCAACTACAACAAAGTTTCGAGAAAGATATGAAATGTTCACCGTAAATAGAGTATTTGAGAAGCAATATCTCAGAACATATAATTTTGACTTTGATTTATTATCTAGTTATCTAATGGATACCTACAATTCATTTGTATACCTAAGACCTAACCTGAAAGAAGTATACATTTGTAACAATAAAACTAAATCAAAGATATCTCAAAGAAATAATATTGATAGTATAGATTATAATATTATATTATTATTATATATTAAAATAAGAAATATGGAAGAAATTTTTCCGTTTTCTCATTCTGAACTGAAATCAATACACAGTACCTCCGTAAGATTGTTTGATATCACACCAGAGAGAGCATTGGAGTTCATCGAATCTCAGTTTCGAAGCAGATACAACACCAAGGAAGGGTCACTAACCTACTACAAAAAAAAGTTTCAAAAATAACTTGACAACCACATCTGAATATGTTATCTTATATTAACCGTCAAACTTATTATAACACATTTCGGAGGACCCTGCAAATGTTTTTTCAACTTTTAGATAATAAAATGGATTGTGCCGGCACGTACGTTGATGGACAGTTCATTTGGGAACGAATCCCTCAAGGAATATCCAAAACTTGGAGCTATTCCGATCACCTTCACGGCAGAGACATTGATTATGCCCAATTGCTGGTTGGAGGTAAGACACTCAGTCAAGTCTGTCCAGATCACTTAATGGATCGATGGACTGAAGCGAACAATCTTTTGAAGAGTCATTACACGGCGATACACAAATCAAAAATAAATATTGATGATGTATGCTTTTATGATCTGATTCCTCAGAAACATCTTCAACATTACTTCGATGCGAAGAATGAAATTACCAAATGGGTTTTCGACAATGTCGAGAAGCCTGAACACTACGGCTTATTGAAGAGAGCCCAAGCCGCAGTCAAAGAGTTGAAGCAACATCCAGTGAACCTCAACTCTTTCGCAGTCTACATCAGTAGTGCTGATTGTATGAAGGCGAAACAACTTTATGATCAATTCGGCGAGACCACACCATATGTTGATTACGACATCTTTGGAACGGTCACAGGACGATTGACGACAAAGAAAAATTCATTTCCAATTTTGAATCTCAAGAAAGAATTAAAAAAGCATGTTCGACCAAATAACGATGTGTTTCTAGAACTTGACTTTAATGCTGCTGAGGTCCGAACAATGCTTGCACTACAAAACCACGAACAACCAGAGGAGGATATACATGAGTGGAACATCAAAAACATTTTTAAACAAGATCTTAGCCGAGAAAAGGCTAAAGAAAAATTATTTGCTTGGCTCTATAATGACGAGTCAAACGCAATCCAATCGAGTTTCTACGATAGGGAAAGCCTTAGAGAAAGATATTATGACGGAGAAAAGATTCAAACCCCTTTCGGCAGATCCATCGATACTCCCTTTCGCAAGGCACTCAACTACCTATTGCAATCAAGCTCCTCGGACAACACCCTTGACCGATTTTGCAAAGTTTCTAACTTTCTTAAGTCAACGAGATCCCATGTTGCTTTCTTTGTTCATGATAGCGTTATCATCGACCTACACCAAGATGATCGGAGAATGATACCTGACTTAGTTGAAATGTTCTCGGATACAAGGCTCGGCAAATTCAAGGTCAATTGTTCCATCGGAAAAAACTTGGGAAGCATGAGAGAATTTTCATGGTAGGAGATCTTGTAGTTCTTAAAAACTGTCAAACTTCTGGCTATAAAGATGGGATGATCGGAATAATCGTGAATTCTGAAAGGCTCGGAGCACTATATACTATATACTGGGTGCTTATGCCCGACGATGAAGAGATACCTATGTGGGACAGTGAGTTTGAGGTTATAAGTGATAGAAGGCGACCTGATAATAGTAGTTGAATCACTCCCAGATTGGTACTGGCTCAATTGGACAACGGGACATATTGGAGTTATAGTCAAGAAGAGGGCGAACGTGATCAATACAAGAACTCCAATATGTGAAGTCTTTTTCTTCCACAATGAAGAAATCCACCCAGTCCCAGAACACTTCATGAGAACATTGGTCGAGATAAATGAAGGAAGGTGACTTAATTATAATTACAAGAAGTCCTTGGGACACGCGAGCACTGTTTGGATATAAAAATGGAGACGTTGCAATAATTCTTGAGGTGTTTCCATACCCAACTCAAATAAGCCTACCTTCACTAAGAGTTTTTATTTTTGCCTCTGAAAAAATAATCACAATACCATTAATATACGCAACAGATTTAGGAGATTAAAATGATTCTAGTTGGACTAGGAGAAGCAGGAAAGAATATCGCAGAACTTTTCAAGCCACACACCAAAAATTATAAAATAATAATTCTTGACGAAAACAACGGTATAGATAAAAAGACTTCCGTTGAACAATATGATGAAGGCCCAATCAAATTTAAACAGAGAGGGCTCAAATCTCACGATGAAGCCATTTTGTTTGTTTGTGGGAGCGGTAAGATAGCCGGAGCCTCTCTACGCGTCCTAGAGGCCCTGAAGGACTATAAAACGACTGTTTGTTATATCGTTCCTGATCTAGAATTCGCTAGTAAGATGGAACGTCGGAGACACAGAGTACATTTTGGGGTACTACAGGAGTACACCCGCTCAGGTATGCTACACGAGATGATTGTTTTGGATAATAAAACGTTGTTTGGTATCGCTGGACATGGAACAGCATCGAACTACTACGAAAAAGTCAATTTTTTTATTTATGGTGCAATTCAAAACCTGATGTATATGAAGCATGTCGATCCCGTGTTTGGTAAGTTACATGAGAAGAAAGAAATCTCAAGAATATCAACCATCGGCGTAGGATCACTAGATGCTGATGATGAAAAGTTGATGTATGATCTTCAAAATATCACAGAGTCAACTTATATGATGAATGTAGATGAGGAAGATTTGGACAATGACCAAAATCTCATTCCAACTTGTCAACAAATTGTTCGAGAAAACAAAAATAAGGAACGAGACACTTCATTCGCTATATGGCTGACTGATACCGACAATCACCTTTATTCCATGCACTACACTCACTTTATACAGGAAGAAAATAAAAATGCTTCCGGGAGTTCCGAATGATATTTACTATAGACAGGGAGTTCGCTATGGATAGAATGAAAATTAAATCTGAAATAAATAAGTTATTGAGTATTGAAGAAGGCATCCTTCTCAAACTCACATATGAGTCAAGTCATTGTTCCGAGGAGCAATTAAGATATGTATCTAAAAAGATTTTTGAAATAAGCGACATGATTCTCAGACTAAAGAGGGCACTACTCGAGTTTGATAATGAAAGGTGATGAAATAGAAGTCGGAGACCGACTTGGACAAATTGCTAGAATCATCTTTACTGTCTTTTCTCGAACAACGACAGTGATGTTTTTTGATGGAACTCGAACAACCGTCGATCTCAACGACTATGTCTGGGACGATGAAAAAAAAGTTTGGAAAAAATAACCATTTTACTTGACAACCCCTTTTGAATATGTTATAATAATAGTATAAAGAAAAAGGAGGGATACAATGGAAATTGTTCTTGGAACTACAATCTTTGTATTTGGCTTTACCTGGTTTTGGTATTGGCTTTATGAAAGATTTTAAAAAAACTTTATAAAAATACTTGACAAGGTATCAAAACTATGTTACAATATAATAGTCAAACAATATTCATGGAGGAATTATGACAAACACAAATACTATGACCGTATATACTGCAACTTTTACTACTCAACGCGGAGAGCAACGAGTAATGAATTTCATTCGACCATCCGAAGCACCAAAAGATGTGTTTCCAACCTTTTTTAAGGAAAGAAAATTGCAGCCGGGCTATGAAACTGTATGGGATATTGATCGTCAACAATACCGAACATTCAACAACAATACTGTAATCGGATCTGTCTCGTCAAACAGTCGAGACGTGATGGTTGAATTGTTCTAAGTACCTTACGTCAAAAAGGTTCGCGGTCTCCTTTTAAAAGACCGCACTTTTTACAAATGTACACAAAGGAGAAAGAATGTCCAAAGTAATCGATCTAAAAGCATACAAGCTGCACAAAGAAAGTGTTGAACTAATTGAGCATATGTTAGATATATGTTGTACTCTTAAAGGTGTAGATTGGTCAGAGCGTGATGATTTGTCCAACGAAGAAATAAGACATTACTTGAAACAATATTTGGATATGACTGATGCTGAACCTGGTGTTTATGAAACAATAAGCAAACTATTCCCAGATGAAACAGAAACCTCATTTGCCGATAGAAGCACAGAAATCTTAATGAACAACATTGCTTCTTCTTTCGAAGGTGGTATTGAGCCTTATCATGTTTTAGAAGACACTGACTTAAATAAAATTTTTGAAACAATTGATGAATCTTATCCGAACAATCCTGAAATTTCTGAATTAATAAAGAATAAAATAACAGAAAAAATAAAAACTTTAAAAAATACTTGACAAACCATTTTGAATATGTTATAATACTATACAATCAAACGACTTTAATCGGGGGCGGGATGAAAAAATAGCCTGCCTACCTTAGTGATAAAACACAAAAAAATAAAATAACCTTAGGAGTAAATTATGGCTATTAATATAGAAGCAATGCGAGCGAAGCTCGAACAATCAAAAAACGGAAAGAAAGCATCTGGTAAGAATTCTACCATGTGGAAGCCCCAAGCTGGAGCACAACACATTCGAATCCTTCCTACAGCAGATGGTGACCCGTTCCGTGAATTCCACTTTCACTACAATGTAGGAAAGAATCCTGGAATATACTGCAGCAAGCGAAATGATAACGGCGAATGCCCTATCTGTGACTTCGCATCTAAACTTTGGCGAGAAGGTACTGAAACAGACGATCAAAACCTCAAAAACGAAGCTAAAAAATTATTCGCTCGAAAGCGATATTATTCACCGGTACTGGTTCGTGGAAGTGAATCGGAAGGTGTAAAAATCTGGGCTTATGGAAAGACCGCATATGAAACCTTGTTGGGCTATGTGCTTGATCCCGATTATGGAGATATCACAGATCCACAAACTGGTACAGATATTAAGTTGACTTACACACTTGCATCTGGACCCGGCGCTTTCCCTAAAACCGCTCTACAACCTCGTCGTCGCCCATCAATCTTGTGCGATGATAGTGTTGGAAACTGCGAGGAGCTACTTGACTCCGTTCCAGTTATCGACAACTTGTTTGATATTAAAACAGTTGATGAAGTGCGGGCTCTGCTGGATGGTTACCTGTCCTCCGACTCTTCAGCAGAAGCCTCTTCTTCAGAAACTCGAAGAGGAAAACAACAAACAGGTCAGGATGTAGACAAAGCTTTCGCAGCGTTTATGAATGATGAATAAGTCGTAGACCTCCTGTGTTGTAGGGAACCGCCGCTCGCCCTTGGTTATAAAGGAGCGGCTTTTATTTTTTGACTTTATACGATTTATGGACAATTGGATTGTCCAAAAAATACTTGATGGGTTTATCAAGTAGCTATTAACAACGGAGTAGTTATGAGAGTAGCAAATAAAAAACAGTACACATCTGAAGTAACAGAGCAATACAAAGAACAAACATCAGACCGATCAATCAGATACACGATTGGAGAAAACATTGAAGCCTATCCGGAGATTCTAAATGATTTTAAAGACTGGAAATCAAAGCAGAAAGTTTTAAGAATTATCCCCACCTTCAAATCAGTGATGCATGAAAACTTCTTATTCCCTCTTTTTGATATTCGAAATGCAGAAATTCGAGAAGATTGGGGACAAAGAAATGCTCTACTGGAAGAAGGTCGTAAGGCAAAGATTCTGAGTATGGCTAAAAATTTCGACCCTAAATTATTTGAACCAATTAGTGTTGATTACATCGCAATGCTCGATATATTCATTATCCGAGATGGCGGCGGTAGATCACATTCCGCATTCATGAATGGAATATTTCACGTCCCAGCAATAGTCAGGTATGTTTCATCTGCTGCTGAGAGTAGAAATTTGTTTATGACTCAAGACAAGAACTCTGCGACGATTTCAAAGTACGACAAGTTCTTACAAGACTTGGCGGATATCAATAGTGCAAGACACAACAAAGCAGCCGACACATTTGCACTTGCTAAGTCATCTGGAATTAGTTTGCATAATAGCCACTCTAGTGTCGAGACTCCATTGATTGAAGGTCTTGGAATCCTTCAAAAGATGCTTGGAAAAGATATTTCCGGAGATCCAAAGGGAACCAAGTGGGGTCACCGATCCGGTTCAAACATTGTGAAAGCGATTGATGTAATTAAAGAAGTCTTTCCGGAAACAGAAGAGATACCAGTATCAACACTGTATGCTCTTACTGCTTTTATTCATATGTCTCAAAATAGAATTCCATCAGGAAATCGTGGACATGAGAGACTAGTAGAATTTATAAGTCGAGTCAAAAAATCAGATCCAAAATTATCAGATTTAAGTTCGTGGGTTACGGTCCTCAAGTACGATTCTTCTAATAACTATGGAACCTACGGAACAGCAGCCTTAATGAGGAAGTGGAACGAAGTTTTCAAGATGGCGAACAAAGGAAAGAAAGCGAAAGGTTTCTACAAGTTTGTAACTTGGGCAGATGAAGAGATTGATATTATAAGCAGAACGGTAATTCCTTTTGCTAGAGATGAGTCTCTTTATAAATAAATAAATAACCGCAGGAAGGCACGGGTCACAGGTGCCTTATTAGTTACCAATGCAATAGGAGAACAAAATGGACAAAAAACAATTATCAAATGTATGCTTTACAGCATCACTAGTATCAGTGATCGTATCTATATTGACTTGGGTCTTTGCTAGCCAAGCAGACCCAGCACATGCCGAACGATTTGGTATTTTTATAGGACTATGGGCCCCAACATTGATGGGTCTAGCAAATTATTACAAGGAGTAAGCGTGAATTTAGTAGAATTTATATTTGCGGTTACTGCTGTTTTTGGAAGCACTGGAATCATCGTGGCGTGGACCTCCTTTGCATATAAGATAGAACAAGATAACGAAAAAATGAAACAAAAAGCCATTCGAATGGTTGAATAAAACAATAGGAGTAAAAATGACTACATTATTATTAACATTACTCTTCGCTTGCGGAGATAAAGAAGAAACAGATACAGCAATTGAAGAAATTGAAGAGGCTGTTGAAGAAACCACTGAAGAAGCTGAAGATACAGCGGCTTCCGAGGAGGAGTAAATGGCTAAGGCAGGAAAGATCGACATTAATTCGATGAAGAAATTCGTCAACAAAAAAGTTGGGCTAGATATTGCTCACGATTTAAATGAAGACAATCCTACCGAGGTCAAAGAATGGATTCCAACTGGTTCACGCTGGCTGGATTCTATTATCTGCCGAGGTCGAATGGCTGGTATTCCCGTCGGGAAGATCACTGAATTAGCCGGACTGTCTTCGGCCGGTAAGTCTTACATGGCTTGTCAAATAGCCACTCAAGCACAAAAGAAAGGACATTGTGTTGTTTACTTTGATGCTGAGTCGGCAATCGATCCAACTTTTCTTACAAGTACTGGTATCGATATCAACAACGACTTCTTGTATATTCAAGCAGTCTCAGTTGAGAAAACATTGGAGACCATTGAGGATCTCATGACTGAATATCCAGAGACACAGTTTCTATTTATTTGGGACTCAATCGCAGCGACTTCTTCAGAGAAGGACCTCGAAGGAGACTTCAATCCTCAATCATCAATGGCGGTAAAGCCTCGGATCTTTGCGAAAGCATTCCCGAAACTCACTATCCCATTGGCTAATCAACAATGTACACTGTTGCTTATCAACCAACTAAAGACCAACATTGCAGCACAAGGCTGGGAAGCCCTAGTGACTCCATATGTTGCTCCCGGTGGTAAAGCAATTGAGTATTTCTGCTCTCTACGAATTTGGCTTACAAAACCAAAGTCTAAGAAATACTTCATCACTGATGAGAATGGTCTTCGTGAAGGATCCTCAGTAAAAGTCAAGATTGAAAAATCTCGCTTTGGATCTGAAGGTCGCACATGCGCATTCCAAATCACATGGGGTAAGAGTGTGGGAATCCAAGATGAAGAATCTTGGTTTGAAGCACTGAAGCTATCTGGCTCCCCACGTTTCAAAACTGGTGCATGGAACAAGATGCTTGACCGTAAAGGTAAGGAATTTAAGTTTCAACGCTCTAGTTGGATTAAGAAACTTCAAGATAAAGACTTCCGAGCATGTGTATTCGACATCATGGATGAGCAAATTATCAAACTCTTTGAATCCGAAGGTAAGAACTTCGGCATCGAAGGAGAGTCCGAAGAAGCTTAAATGCTGAAGGAACTCAATAGCCTCGTTGGTTCGCCATCGGGGCTTTTTTTGTCTTTAAAGCACTATTTATGATGACTGCGGAGAGCACCCCATGAAACTTACAGAAGCAAAACTAAAACAAATGATTCTCGAGACTTTAAAAGAAAGTTGGCGTGATACTTACTGGTCAACCGAAGACGGTATAAAAGTGACGATTGGAGAAATTGATGATTACCTTGGTTCGTCAACTATAGATGTTAACCCTCTAGAGATTAAAAATCAAGTATTAAAAAGTAGAGGAAAAGATCGCCTTCCTGTTGGACCAGGTATCACAAGCCAAGCAAGAGTCGACAAGGCAAATTTAAAATTTCCCATAATTACTGCTATGAAAAACAACAAACACGTTTATGTTTTGGACGGAAATCATAGATTGCAAAAAGCTGCTGAACTCGACAAGCCTCTAAAAGCAAAGGTTTTAGATTTAGATGATCCCGAAACACCTCAAAAATACATAGACCTTTTTGGTTAAAAATTAATAAAATTACTTGACAAACCCTGCGAGAAATGTTATAATAATATAAACTCGGAGGATAAATGAAAAATGATATTGATCTCGTTGATGCACACATCAACGAGAAGGCAAAAAATAATCAAAATTTTGAAAAAGTAAAAGAAAAAATATTAGGATATATCAACGATCAGATAAGAGGATTGATAGTGAACAATATAGATTTCTTAGACAAGCTTTTGAAAAAACATGGCGTCAAAGAAATTCTTAAAGCCATAGACATTTCAGCAGACAAGTATCTGCAATTCGACCACAAAGGTCACACAAGAGAAAGTGTAGAGACATTCTTGGATAGGATCGGAGGCATTGTCGTAAATAACAATAGGCCTATCGTTGAAAACAAATGTTCATACATCAAAGGAATTTGCAGAAATAACTTTGGTTATTGGGACAATAGAGCGGGATCAATTATTATCAACAATTATGTTCAAGCACTTAGGAAATATGGATGGAACGAATCTAGAATCTTGCATGTTCTAGAAACGGAAATTCAGCCAAAAACTATAGAATGTAAAAATTGGTCAGAGTGGAAAAATTTTCTAGAAAAATGGACAGATAATGTAAAATCAAAAAAAAATAATCTATCGGAGGATAAATGAAAAACGTTATTATTATTGACGCGTTGAACATGTTTCTACGTTCTTATGTGATTAGCCCTCACTTAAATAAAAAAGGGTGGCCCATAGGAGGCACCATTGGCTTCCTGAAGTCCTTGCAAAAGGTGGCTAGGGACTTTGATGCTGAAGAAGTTATAATTGCTTGGGATGGCCATGAGGGCTCTGCAAGACGACGTTCAATGAACAAGGACTACAAAGGTGGTCGCAAACCGGTGAGATTCAATCGCCGCATGGTGGAACTACCACCGGAAAAAGAAGAAGCAAACAAAGGTTTTCAACAAGTAAGGTTGATGGAGTACCTCAACGAGATGCCCGTCATTCAATTGGTCGCCGACTTTACAGAAGCAGATGATATCATTGCCTTAGTAATCAATCATCCTCGTTATGAAGGGTGGAAGAAGACGATCATATCCTCAGACAAAGACTTCTTTCAGTTATGTCGAGAAGATGTACAGATCTACCGACCAATACAAAAAAAGATTATAACAAAGCAAAGCATTATCGATGACTTTAAGATTCACCCTAACAACTTCGCATTAGCGAGAGCAATTGAAGGAGACAAATCTGATAACTTACCGGGTGTCAAAGGTGCTGGACTAAAGACAATCGCCAAACGCTTTCCATACCTCATCAGAGAAGATGAATATGTTGTATCAGACATCATCAAGGACTGTGCTATGCAAGGCAAGAAGTTGAAGATACACGAAAACATTGAGAGCAATGAAAAATTAATTAAAGACAATTACGCCATCATGCAATTGCAACATCCCAACATCAGACCGATGAATAGAGAATTAATCAAGAAGGCGATAATCGACTTTGAACCTACATTTAATAAAATAAAATTTACACAAATGCTTTTTGAAGATGATGCCGCTACTCTCAACTTCAATGATTTGCAACAAGTCTTTAGAAAAATAAAAAGATAACTTTTTTACTTGACAAGTTGACTTAGATAGGTTATATTTAAGCATACACATAAATTCAGGAGGACATATGAATAACGACAAACAAGAAACTTTTATGCGCTTTGGAAAAAACTTCCAAGAGAACCTTTGCCAACTGATGTTGGAGGACAGACCATTCTTCGATCAAATCACAGAAGTATTGGATGTTCAATTCTTTGAAAAGAAGTACCTCCAAGTATTCGCGCAAACTCTTATCAACTATAGAAACAAATATAATACTCACCCCAACGCTGAAGTCATGATGACTCTGTTGAGAACAGAACTAAACCATCACGACAAAGCTACCGCCAAAGATGTACGTGAGTTCTATGCAAGAATCCATACATCAGATGGCGTAGAAGAAGCCGAGTTCATTAAAGACAAAGCAATTGACTTCTGTCGTAAGCAAGTATTAAAGGGGGCCATGATCAAATCTGCTACCCTCCTCAAGTCTTCTTCTTTTGAAGAGATTGAGAAAGTGA